CGTCTCTATCACGGCCTTCTACCTGCCCAGAGAACCTTTGCTAAGTACATAAAAGGAAAAAAGGAAGATAAGTACAATAAACAACTAGTTTCACAAATTGCAGACCACTATCTAGTAAGTCAATTGGAAGCCATTGATTACATCGATCTAATGCCAAAAGATAGTTGCAGCTCTTTGTTATCATTATATGGATATACAGAAAAAGAGATAAAAACAATGTTGAAAGGTAAAAAATGAAAATTCTTATAACAGGAGGCGCTGGATTTATAGGAACTAATTTAGCTAAACGTCTTTTAAAAGAAAATCATATAGTAGAATGTTTGGATGATTACTCTACAGGGTTTTTTGAAAATAATCATTTAACAAGAGCAACATATATTGAAAATGATATAACAACTATATCAGGTAAATATGATATTATTTTTCATTTAGCCGCTCTTTCTAGAATTCAGCCTTCATTTGAAAATCCAGATGAAACATTTAGAGTTAATGTATTAGGTACTCAAAAAGTTCTAGAATTAGCACGATCTACTAATGCAAAAGTCGTTTACGCCGGATCATCTTCAAAATGGCATGATCCACATCAATCACCATATGCAACTACAAAATGGTTAGGAGAAGAAATGTGTAAAATGTATCGAAGAACTTATAATATGAATGTAGAAATAGCTAGGTTTTATAATGTTTATGGACCAAATGAGATCGTAGGACCAAAAGGCGGATGGGCCGCCCTTATAGGAATATGGAGACATCAGTCAATGAATAACCAACCTTTAACAATTGTTGGTGATGGAAAACAAAGAAGAGATTTCACTCATGTAGAAGATATCGTGGATGGATTATATAAAATTGCAATTAGCAATATTAAACATGAAGATGCATGGGAATTAGGCACAGGTATGAATTATTCGGTATTAGAAGTAGCTGATATGTTCAAACAAAAATATAATACACAAACTATACATGTTCCAGACGAACCTGGTAATTATAGAAAAACATTACGTGAAAATGACGATACTTTACAAAAATTAAATTGGTCTCCAACTAATAGACTACAGGAATATATTAATTCATTATAAAGGAATAACAATGTTTAATTCAACAAATACAGAATCAATAAATACACAATATCATTACATAGGCAAATCTAGCTTATATAAATTTGCAGAAGAATGGGACTTGAATTCATATGAATTTGATATTGTGAAACGTGTGGTTAGATGTCGCAGGAAAGGATCTTTTAAAGAAGATCTACAAAAATCAATTGATTTAATAAATATTTATTTAACAGAACATTTGGATGAATCCAAATAATTACTTATATTATAAATAAAAGAAGAAGATATTATGGCAAATAATGTATATACAGTTATGACAATAGAAAGCACTAAAGAATCTATTGAAAAATTAACAAATCTATTTTACTCTGAAGAAATAGAAAAAGCAGATTGGATGGAAAAGACTACTCTATTAGCAGATAAAATATATAAACTAATATATCCAAATTTTCCAGAAGAACCTACAAGAGATTGGATGACTGAAAATTTAGGAGCAAAATGGTGTTTTGTACACGATTGGCACTATGGAGAAGATTATATAGATTTAACATTTGATTCAGCTTGGTATTGTCCTGAAGAATTATTTCATCAACTAGCAGAGTTTATTTCAAATACTATTAAAGATGGATTTTCCATGGAATTGCGAAGTGAAGACGAAGCATATTTACATGTTAGTGGTGGTTTTGCATCGCATGTAGGCTCAGAAGTTATTGTTGAAGATGAATTTGAAAAAGAATATCCAGATAGCGATGACGAAAAATATAAAGATAACGATGAATTATATGATGAAGATCTTGAATTATTTTATGAATATATTTCTGAAATGAAAGACAATTTGATAGAAGAGTCTAGAAATTACCTCAAAGAAACATTAGAAGAAAAAGAAGAACCAACTGAAGCTTCATCATGAAGTCAGGATATATAAATCCTATATATAAATTATCATTGAATGACATATCAAAAGCTCCGGCAAAGATATCTTATTCACAATGGTCAATGTTTGAGAAATGTCCTAAACAATGGAAACTCTCATATATTGATAAATTAGCTCCATTCACTCATAGTATAGCAACATGTTTTGGTACTGCATTTCATGAAACATTACAAGAGTATTTAACTGTAATGTATACTGATTCTGTTAAAGCAGCAAATGAATTAGATTTGCGTGATATGCTATTAACATGTTTAAAGATGGAGTATAAGAAAGGTGTAGATGCTAATAATGGAGAACATTTTTCAACACCATCTGAGTTAGCCGAACATTTAGAAGATGGCATTCAAATTATAGAATGGTTTAAAAAGAGAAGAGCACAATATTTTTCAACTAAAAATATGGAGTTAGTTGGAATTGAAGTTGAATTAGCAGTTCCAGCATCAACAATTAATAAGAATGTATATTGGTATGGATTTATTGATATTGTAGTAAGAAATACAGTATTGAATAAGATTACAGTAATAGATATTAAAACCAGTAGAATGGGCTGGAACAAATGGCAAAAAGCAGATAAGTTGAAAGCTGCACAACTAGTTGCCTATAAGAAATATTTTTCAGATCAATTTGGCACACCTATTGATAATATTGATATTGAATTTTTTATAGTTAAGAGAAAATTATTAGAAGAATCAATGTTTCCTCAAAAAAGGATACAATTATTAAATCCAGCCTCCGGATCAGTTACGAGAAAAAAAGTACAAAAAAGTATTGACTCTTTTATAGAACATTGTTTTGATAATGATGGCAATAAAAGAAAAGATCAAATTTATATGGCACTAGCTGGTAAAGGAGCTAAAAATTGTAAATGGTGTCCATTTAAAACAGATTATGAAAATTGTCCTAAAGAAAATAGGATTCGTGAATAATTTTTATTATAATAAAAAGAAAGGAATATTATGAATGGATTAATATTAGATGCATTATATGCAAAATATCATGCACAAAAAACAGAAGCAGTTGCAAAGTTAGATGTATATATGAATAATGCAGTTGGAATAGGAGAACATCCGGATATAGTAGATGAAATTGATAAATTTATAGAAAAATTTTCAGAAGCACAGGGTAAATTAGATGCTCTGAAAATGATGTTATCTCATACTGCTACAAGCTCTGCAGAACATCTAGAAGCTGCAGTAGAAAGTTCTAAAAAACTTCTTAAGGATTAGTATGAGAATTGCAATTATTGGAAATAAAGAATGGCAAAATCGTAGAAAAGTTCAAGAAATATTGAATAAACTTCGATCTGAATATGACAGTCCAATAATTGTAGGAGCAGGAGGCAAAGAAGGAGCTAATTTTATGGTTCGTAAATATGCATTAGAATTTGGAATGAAATATGAAGAATATAATCCATCATATTCAGGACATAATTTATATTCAGCATTGCCAGAAGGTTATTATGGAAAAAATTATCACTTTTCTCAATTATTACATAGAATGAGATTATTAGCTGAAAATTGTGATTATATGATATTATTAAATAATCAAAACGAAATGAATCCACAATTAAAAACAGCATATAATAAAATAAATAAATTAAATAAACCAGTAGTTATATTAGGTTAATATAAAGGATATAATGAAATCAAAAAAGAAAAAAATATTATTGTTAGCAGATGATTTTAGATTACCATCTGGAATTGGAACTATTTCAAAAGAAATTATATTAAATACAGCTCGTCAATATGATTGGGTACAAATAGGAGCAGCAGTTAATCACCCAGATGCTGGAAAAGCTTTTGATGTTTCAAAAGAAGTACAAGAAAAAACAGGAGTTGAAGACGCAGACGTAAAAATTATTCCGTATAATGGTTATGGAGATAGAAATATATTATTTGCTGTATTAAATAGTGAAAAGCCAGATGCTATATTTCATTTCACAGATCCTAGATATTGGGAATGGCTGTATGCTTTAGAACATGAAATTAAAACTACATACAATATTCCAATTATATATTATTCAATATGGGATGATTTGCCTTATCCAATGTGGAACGCTCCATTCTATGGTAGTTGTGATCTAATAATGGGAATTTCAAAACAATCTGATAA